AGGAGGATTCATAAAGAATTGAGGATTAAAAGCAGATCCTGTAGTTACATCAGACATAATTAATCTTCATAAACTCTACATTCAAGAGCATCGGGATGAGTGTCACAATATAATTCCAAAGAAGTTGGATCGTGATTTTCGTCTGGATGATTGACTTGATACTGTTCTAAAGCATCAAGTTCATCTTCTAGGTGACGACGACGTTGACCACTGGTATTTGGGTTATCCAGTTCATCTCTATCATCGTTAATATGTTGTTGAAGTGTTCTGTCCATATGAACACACTAAAATAGTTTTTATTATTTATTACTAATCTTTAGGATCAAGTCTTCCTGTAACTGGATTATACTCAAACTCACTACCAGCATCTGCAGGATATCCTTCATCATCATATTTAGTTCCATTTGGAGGTGTTTGTGCTATTACCTGTTCTTGCTGAGACATAAGTGCATTTTCATCAGATAATCCTTCAGCAATATCTGCCTGAGTAACTCCTTTTTCAGAAGAACTCATTTGAGAATTGACTGGAGTTGCTCCTGTGGTTGAACTCGAACTAGAAGAACTATTTGGTTTTCTTCCATAAGAATCACGAACTAGTTCTAATGAAGTAATTGCTTGAAATCCATCATTGCCTTTACCAGGAGTTATCTTATGACACAGTGCAGAAATCATATACACACCACCCATTCTTTCATTATTAGTAGGATTTGGTTTTGATGACTGTTCTGGCACATCAATAAAAATAAGTTCTCCTGCTTCCAAACTAAAGTCAGCTGGTATTGTAATATTAACTTTTACAGTAAAGACTTGATTATATCTAGATGTTGATGTTGATAGTATCTTTGATTTTTCAACATCATAATTTTTTGATTCATCTACAGTTGTTAACCCACCAATTGCTTCATTGCTAGTAAAGAAACGAGATGGATCTTTAACAAAATCTAAGTTTAAATTTTTTCCAAACTCAGTTCCAGAAAAACTAATATTAGGTTCTTGTGATTTCAAGTCTAGTGGATTGCATCCAAAAGAACTTTCAAAAGAATTGAATAAATTTACAGAGGAATTAAACGCACCCATTGTGAGTTTATCCTTCATATCTGAAGTATTATTTGAATCGTAATTAATAATTTTTCCAGTATAACCAACAGGAATAACTGAAGAAGTTGTATTATTATAAATGTATGACTTATATTTTGTCTTCGACCCAGAACCAGAAGTTGATGTTGTCTGTGCCATCAAAGTATCAACGGATTTGTATTTAAATCCTTTATGTGTTTCCCAGAAAAAGTAACCAGCAGACTGTGGATTTTTTTGTGGAATTGATTGAGTTCCTAACCAAGTAATAAACCAGAAAGGTTTTTTTGTAGTACCAATGAATGATCTTTGATTCTCAGTAACTTCAATATCTAAAGTTTTATTAGATTGTAAAACTGTCTTCAAAATCTTCTGAACTGAGTCTGAAATTTTACCATCATATCTCTCAACTACACGAACACTTTCATTCTTCAAGTATTCTTTGGAAACTATTTCCAAAAATTCCATATCATTAAATTTTTCAGTTATTCTTTCTCTAGAACTAATATTAATATCTTTAAGTGTAAGTTTTTGTCCTACTGCATCCTCCATATCTATTTCACATTTTTCCATACCTGTTAGTTTGATTGATTCAGATGCTGTTATCTTTCCTCCAGTTCCATCATTTCCAGCAGCAGCACGTCCAGTATCAATAATACTTGCCGATATACGAATAGTAGGAGACATAATATCTTCATAATAACTTAATTCAACAACACCTCCTTTAAAATCTGCTTCCTTTCCGCCAGAGTTTGGGTATATTGTAAATTTAGTTATATTAGCCTTTGCTAGAGCATCTAATGTCATTCCTTACAACATCTCCAGAGTTTCGTAGTCTGTATTATCTATACCACCTCCACTCACAATCAAGGAAGAACCACCACCCATAACAAATGAATTAAGATATGATGGTTCATCATCAACTGCTATAAATTCTTGAGAAGAACCATCCTCATAGGAAGCATATCTTGTCAAAGATGCAATGATTGATGGCATATTTTTTTGTAATGATGTCTTGTCATTAACATTGTAGTTAAGAATATCAAGGAGACCTGGAGCAACTTTTTCAGTAGACTCATATGAATCAGCATCAATAACATACTCTGTTCCCTTTTCACCTATCATTGCCATATGAGGACCATCTAAAGTTGCTCCACCTTTTTCATAAGCAACGTGAACGTGATGATAATGTTGTTTATTTGTTGCCTCTCCCCAGTAGTCAAGACCAACCTTTTTACCATTTGCAATACCATAACCAAGAGGTGTATAAATTAATTGTGCTAAAGACGAACCATATTCAGAAACCATTTTTTTAGCATATGCCAATTGCTGCGGAGTTCCATTTCCCACAGAATCATTAGAAAAGTCCATAGCTCTTCCTTGTATATGAAGGCTTCTATCTCCAGGATATCGAGGACCTCTCTTATAACTTGTTAAAGAAAGTCCCATACTTTCTGCAATTTGCTTAGCAGTCTGAAGATTTCCACCCTTACCACCAAGAACACCACCTCCACCCGACATAATTCTAATATCACCAAGAGAAGGTGCTTTTGCTGGTCCTTTTAATTTTGCATTGTAAAACCAACCAAAATAATTATCTCCAGGTCCACGAGTAACATCACCTCTATCAGGTCTCATCGAACCTTTTTGACTCTCACCCATAAAGTCACTTCTACCACCAACAAAACTTGCAGCATTTGCTTGCAATTTAGGATTTTTAAGTGCAGCTGCTACTCTTTGAAGATGTGCTTGAGATTTACCAGAGGCTCTTGCAGCTGATGCTAAGTCACTAATTGCTTTCCAATCTTTAGGGTTACTGAAGGTAGGTTCATACTGTCCCGGAGCAGTAATAATACCTTTAATACTTTTGCCTCCAGTATACATTCCAGTTGCTGCTCTATTATAAATTGATTGTGCTACATCAGCCCAAGATTGAGGATCACTATCTTCTCTTGAGGCAATAGCAACAAGAGTCCAAAAGTCAGCATTTCCACCACTTACACTTACTCCTTCAGGACCAACTTCTAATCCGGGTTGTTCTTTTGCTTTTTCAATATTCTCTTGTATCATTTCTTCTTTACCAACAGGTCTCAAAGAAATCTCCTTTGCTAAGTCTCTTAAAGTAGAATCAACTTCTTTAGATACCGATTCTTCAACTGATTTAGAAATTATATTTGTATAATCTTCACCTCTAAAAAACTGTCTTGCATCTACCTCACCACCACCAGCAAATCCAAGAGGTCCAGATTTAAAAATATTTTGCATCCAAGAATTTAATCCAGAACCAACATTCTTATAATCTAAAGAATCTGGTTTTTGTCCTAGTAAAGTTTTAATTGCAATTGTGAAGAATGGACCAAAGAAATTAGACTTTCTTCTGGTTTTTTACCAAAAAGACCTCCTAACCACCCAAAAAATCCTGTTGGTTGATCTGGATTTGGGAAAATATTTTGAATTTTATCTGCTCCTCCAATAGAAGCACCCGGTCTTACTCTTCTTGGAGTAAATGATAATGTTCTTTTTGCCTTTCTGGATTTTGTAAGAGTTCTAGATACTCTTCCACGTTTTGATGCCTTTCCTCCACCAGCAGCTTTAACAGTTTTTCCTCCTTTACTTTTTATCTTTCCTCCAAAGAATGCATCATATAAAGCACCACCAACGGCATCTCCTGCTGCTCCTCCAAGTAATCCACCAATAAAAGTACCAGCAACAGGAACTACTGATCCTGCTGCAGCTCCAACAGCACCAAGAAGTCCTGCTCCAATTGCTCTAAATGCTGCTCTACCAGGATTTTCTCCAAGAGCAACAGATAATCCAAAGTCAATTAATGCACCAACAACTGGCAAAGGAATTCTTTTTAAAAATGGTCTTACAGTAGAAAGAAGACCCTTGGCACCACTTCCAGTAATTTTGGGTCCAGTTCCAGGAAGTCTAAATTGAGGTTTTCCTCCAGTAGTTACTTGTGGTCTTTGTCTAAGAGGATTTCTTACATCAACTCCACCAGCACGACCACCACCCGATGTTGTTACTCTTGGCCTTCCTCCCGTTCCAGGTCTCGGTTTTGCTCCACCACCTTTTGAACCACCGATTCTTGGACCACGACCACCAAGTCCAATCATTCCTGCAATCAATGCAAGATTTAAAAACCTATTAAGAAGACTTGAAAGTTGATCGAACTGTTTTACTCCACCTTCACCAAAGATATTTTTAACAAATCCACGAGTCGCATCATATGCTTTATAACCCCAATCAATAAAAGTAACTAATCCATCTAAAAGTTTTCCACCAACATCTATAAAGAAATTAGAAACCTTTTCAATTACAGGAAGAATCTTAAGTAGTGTTGGTAAAAAATCTACTAATTTAACACCAACAATTCCCAAGAAAGTATTCAGTATAAAATTCTTTATCCAATCAACTATTCCAACTTTAGGTAATGATGGTAGACTAAATCCCTTTACTGCTTTTGGTTTTTTCTTTTCTAACTCACCTTCTCTTTTTTCAAAAGTTTCTCTTTCTCTACCTTTTCTTTTTATTTCAGTTTCTTTTTTCTTTATTAAAAAAGAATCCTTTAAAAGTTGATCTATCTTGATTACTTTTTTCTCAATACTACCAATAACCTTTTTATTAGAACTAAGAAAAGACGTTCCTATAATTTTTTCTTTTGCAATAGGGGAAGTGCCTTTTTTAGTAGGAATTAAATTTGCCATTTTTATCTCTTAGTTCCTGTCGTCCTTTGAGTTGTCCCTGTTCCCTTTGGATGTCTTGGTGATGGACTTGGTGCTTTTTGACTATTAGAACCCTTACTTATTCCTCCACCACCAGTTCCAATTGGTTTAGATACTCTAACTACTTTTGGTGCAGGTTTTACTGGTGGTTTTACCGGAGGAACTCCAGCATTTCTTGGTCGGGAAAAATTTGATTTGTATGACTGTCCCGTATTTTTTTGCGGTTTATTGTAGAGTATTGCTCCTGGATTTTTCTTTTCAAATTTTTTCTTTTCTTCTTCTCTTTTTTCTTTTTTTAATTTTTCATCAATCAATTTTTTTTGCTGTGGAGTTAATTGTTTTGCCGCAAACTTTTTAAGATCACCAAGTTCTTTTAATTCATCAATCTGAGCTTTGGTTTTAAATCTTTTAGGATCTAATTTAGAACCTTCTTTTCTTGGATCATAACCAAATATCTTATTTCGTAATGCAAGAATGTATTGAGGTAATCCACCTCCCTCTGTGGCATCTTGCATTGGTCTCAAATCTAACTTTTTAGCAATTTTTCCAATTGGAATATCAAGAGGACCAAGTTTAATTTTTTTATTTGGATCTTGAAAGGTTTTTAACTGTTCCTTATATTGCTTATCAGCTGCTGAACCAGGACCACCTAAATCAACTTTTCCAGGATCAAATCCATAAGTATCAAGTAAATAACCCTTTCCTGTTTTTGGATCCACATAAAATCTAACACTTCCTTGTTCTCTATATCTAGGATCACTCTTATTAACTTTACTATAAGGATTAATAACATCACCACTTTTTAAAGTTCCAGATGCCATTTTTTCCTTCAATATTTTCATATAAATTTGCTTACTTTCTTTACTCATTTTATTCAGTTGTAATTGCCCGATATTATACGCACTATCAATACCAGATTTTCCTGTTAATAAAGCTTGGGAAGACATGTCTCCATACTTAGCATTTTCTCTAGTAAGTCCAATGTTCTTTAAATAGTTTTCTGTAAGTTTTTTATTTAACTGATTAACTCCTGGAAGATTGGGGAGTAAATCACTTAAAAAATTTGTTGCTTGATTTTTTGCAGCCCCAGATAGTTGTCCCTTTTCATTTAGATACCCCTTTTCTATGCCCTTTTTCTTTATACCTTCAACAAATTGTGCTCCCTTATTGTAAACTTGTCTTGCCGCAGCAGCACCCTCCTTTACACGAGGATCATTTATAATCTGATTGTAAGTATCTTTTAAATATTTCTTTCCTCTATTAAAATCTCTTCCTAGTCCAGATGGTAATCCGGGAATATTACCTCCTCTCGGCAATCCTGGCAATCTAAATCCACTACCTCCAGCCGAAGGTAATCCAGGAATGTTCGGAATATTAAATCCACCACCTCCTCCCCAGGTTCTTGGATTACCAATATCAAAGTTTGGACCAGCACCGTTGTTTTTAAAAAAATTATTAAAATCTTTTCTCAATTTAGCAACAGAATCTTCTCCAGGAAGACCTGAATAAGGTTTTTCCGATCCCCCACCTATACTTCCTCCACCATAAGCATAAGTAGCACCATTAATAATTTTAGGTTGGTTAGTTCCACCCCCTGCAGCATTCATTGATTCAAGAGTATCCACCCCATATTTCTGAACTGCCCCCGCAGACATAACAAACTCACCATCAGTAAGCATTGCAGGAACTTTATCTACCCCTTTAGGACCACGTATCAATCCAGAGGTAGCAAATCCACCTCCAGAAAATCCAGCAGACATCCCCTGTCCGAATAATGCAAATGGTGATGCCTTTGATTTTTCTACTTCACTCTTTACATCTTGTGGTTTGAGATTACGTTTCTTTGCTTCCTTTTGTATTTGTTTTTCTTCTTCACCCTGCCTCCACATTTCAGCACCACCGGCAGCCAATCCAGTTACTGCTCCAGCAGCAATTAATGGATTGGAAGATATAAATCTTAAAAGTTGAGGAATTGCAACTCTACCTATTTGGAAGATAAATCTACCTACCATCCCGGTGGTAGAACGAATTAACCTTCCAAACGTAGTTCCAAATAAAATATATCCACCAAGTAAAGCAGGCCACCAATCAGTTACAAATCGAATTAGAGATTTAACTTTACCCTGATTTTTCGGATCTGCAAACCAATCAATTAATTTAATTCCTATCTTTCCAAGTATAGTATAATAAAGAAAATTCCATATCTTATCAAAGATAGATTCAAATGGTTTTGTAATTACTGATAGTGCTTTTTTTATTCCATCAAAAGTCTTTGACTCTAACCCCTGTTCTCTACTTTGTCTTTTTTTCTTTTCAGATTCTCTTCGAGAAAGTTCACTTTCTCTTAGACTTTGTTTATTAAGACCTGAAAGTGTATTTAAAATAGAATCAAGAGTCTTATTAATATTATTGAGACTATTTGATGTTGCCTTTTCCGGAGAAGAAATTTTTATGGTTTTATATTTTCCACCCAATCTTTCACCAGCAGTCGATAATCCAAAACTACTTGACGTTATTTTTGGTCGTGTTGAGGTAGGATTACCAGCCATTACTTTGTTGTGCCTGCTGTTTGTACTCTTCTTCTTCTAAATGTTGCTTGAGAAGTTCAACGTAAATGTCTCTTTCCCAAGGTATCATATTTTCTATTTCCGTCAATGAGTATTTATGATACTGCATCAACGAAAAATTGAGTCGAAAATAATTTTCAAGATCCATATGGATCAGTGCTATGCGAAAAAACTTGAAAGACCCTCCAGAACTACCTCACTTTCAACTTCTGTTTTAGGATTCTTCACTATAACTTTATGAGAAAGTTTAGGCATTGTTGCAAAAAAATTCTCAATTTGCTTGAATTGAGTTGTATTCATCTGATCTAAGAACTCCATCAATTCTTTTTTGGTTACATCAGCAGCAGCCCAAACTTCATCTTCACTGTAAATTTTATCTACACAAGAAGCAATTAACTCAAATGATTGGTCCATTGCATTATTATCAGAAAGATCAAAATTACTCTTAATGAATTGATCCAGTGAAGGATACTTCATTTCCATCATCAGATGAGAATCTAGTTTAATCTTATTAGTATGCTCTTCGTTTCTTTGAACCTTAACATCATCTACATTTATTTTTACCGTTGCATTCGTCTCTTCATCATCAGGACAAACAATATTAACTTCTATTTCTTCACCAACAGATTTTCCACGAATATTCAAGAACAAATATTCAATATCAAAAGTAGGAAGAGACTCTACTTTAATTCCTTTAGTTTGAATACAATTTTTAATAACAGTTTTGATTGCGGTTGTAATCTGTTTAGTATCTTCAGATTCCAATGCAATAACTAAAAGTTTTTCTTCCTTAACCAGAAAAGGACGGTACTTAATTGTTTCTCCAGTTGAAGGTAGTTCCAACTCATATGTTGGAGTTGCAATTTTTGGTAAAGGCATAATCTCCTATACAATTCAGGTACTTTATTTATGTTCTATGGACGAAAGAAAAACCGTCTATCATCCATTGACAATATCAAAAACAAGTGCTACACTTACATTGAAACCAAAGATAACCATCACTAAAATGATTAAAAACATTGGATTTGTACTTGCAGGTATTATTGGAGCAACTGCAGTTCCTTCAATTGCATCAACTGTAAGTAATAGTACAGACCTTACAGAGAGTCAAATTGAATTTATTAAGCAAGTAGATTCAGAAACAGGAAGTAAATTCACTAATCTCTTGAATACTCCAGGAGCAAATACCATCATCAAAACAGCAACAGTTGCTTGCGGAAACGTAGAATTTCAAAAACAGTTCATGTTTTCTGCTGGAGGAAATGAAAAAGATGCAGAGTACGCATCTAACAAATTTGAAACTCTGTTTTGCAATAACAATCAGTGAATATAAAGAGAGTCTTCGGACTCTCTTTTTTATGCAATATTTGATGTTGTTCCAGACAAATCATTAGCACCTATACCAAGATTTGTTTGTCTATTATTTTGATTTGGTGATGTATTAAAATAGTTACCACTTATTGATGCATTACCTTCAAATATATCTTGCTGTTTTACAGTCACTCCAGTATAAGAAATATCATTAGGATTAGGAACTCCAGTTGCTGGAGATTGTCCTGGTTCTTGTTGCGGAATAGTTCCCTCTATATTTCCAGCAACATACCTATCATAAGAAAAGGCAACAGTACACTTCAATAATTGAGAAGAGTCATAAGACAACGGCATTGAAGTCACTGATATAGGGAAAGCATTAATAAATTTATAAGTAATAGAACCAGAAGATTTTCCAGTCTTAGAACCATAATTTCTTTCGAATTTAGTAATGCTAACAGATCCTGATTTGTATTTTTTTGGATATGTAAATCTATAATTCCTATTAAGATCTTCTGCTCCTGTTACTTGTTCTCCAGAAATATATCTCATCCATGCTTCAAAATATCTGATTTGATCGTACCCAGTACCATTCACATAAAAGGTAAAATCTATTCTATCATCATAGATTCTTCTATAAGCATGTCTCTGAGTAACTCCAGTAAAATCATTATTCAAATCATGAGTTGCAAGTTGAGAACCAGGAAGGGATGCTTCAGTACAAGATACTGTCAATAAATCAGTAATATCAAAGGGAAATCTACTTTGATCTATAAATGATTTTGCTTCGGGCGGAGGCAAGATATAAACTTCATAATGCGAAGTTAATGCTGGTTGCATTATCTTCGTTCTTAAAAATGATACGTCCCTTACTCTTGGAGTTGGAGCTGGCATTTATAAATATTTTTACTGTTATATTATGTATGCTGGAAATGGCAGAAAGCATAAAAAGTATCTACAAACCATCGTATCCAGAAAAATATCAAGGTGACGCAAATAATATTATTTGCAGAAGCAGTTGGGAAAGACGATTTTGTTATTATTGCGACCACAATCCAAGCATAATTTCTTGGGCATCAGAAGAATTTTGTATTGGATATGTATCACCAGTAGATGGTAGAATACATAGATACTTTCCAGATTACTTAATCAAAGTAAAAGAACAATCAGGACAAATAAAAACCTACGTGATTGAAGTCAAACCAAAGAAACAGACAGTGCCACCAAAACAAAAGTCAAGAGTGACTAAATCATATCTACACGAATGTAGAACCTATGCAGTCAATCAAGCAAAATGGAAAGCAGCACAAGAGTGGTGTGCGGATAGAATGTTAGAGTTCAAAGTCATTACAGAAGAAGAATTAGGTATCAAGTAATGGCAGAAGGTTTCGGTCAATATGTACAAAAAGCATCAACCACTCCAAGAGTAAAAGAACTTCTAAAAAGAGTTCAAATTTCTGGAAGCACAGATCCAGAAGATATAATGTTAATGATTATAGAAATTTTTAAAGAACAAGTATTTACTCCAGAAGTTGGAAAATTTTATACCTTTATCTACAATCCCAAAACACCAAATATTGAATATGACCAACATCCTCTAATTGCTTGTACTGAAATTCAAAAATGGGGATTTAGAGGAATGAATTTTCATTGGAGAAAATATAGAAACTATACTTGGCAAGAAGTTGCAGGAAAACTTCACGTTGTTAAGTACAATGAGTTAGATGAATTGATGTCTTTGCAGTATGCAAAATTCCGTCTAAATAAATAAAAACCTTGTGTCTGAATGG